AACAACAAGTGTTCACTGCCGTCAGCTTTCCAGTTTCCATGTGCATCTTTATATGTTACTGTAATCATAATAATCTCCTGTGTATACGCTATTATTTATCAATTTTACTGATTTCCTTTATTGTGTCTTCTATTACATATGAATAGTTTTCTAATGTATCACCTTGTGCATTAAACAACCAAGTGCTGGGTTCCCAACCTTCTGCTGTTGCAACTTTGGTAAACTCTGTGTCTTTTTCCCATGTTTGAATAGTGTTTGATAGTTCTCTATCCCAATTTGCTAGGGCTCTACCCATTAATTCTTCTACTTCTTCTATTGTTAATTGTATGTATGTTGCTTTTTTCATGTTCTACTCCTTTGGTTTGTGTTTTTTGCTAGCCGCATATTTCTTTGCTTGTAGTTTAATAAACTCTAGCTTTTCTTCTTCTGTGGGTTCTTCATAGCGTAGAGGCACACCCAACTCCTCATATATTCCACGCCAATAATCCAAGCGTTTATTACAACGCTGGATCATGCGTATGTTGTTCATTGTGGCATCAAACTCATCTTGGTTCATTTGCTCATCAACTTATGGTTTGCGTGAGCTTCAAAGAATGCTGCACTTGCAAGCAATCTTTCACGCCTTTCATTCATAGTGGGATGACACAGTCTCCATAGGAAAGCTGCATCCCCTTTGTTTATGCGTTTGTATTCACTTAAATTATAACGCTTGAATATCTTTTTAGCGTGATCAAACTGTTCTGGTGCAATATGATAGTTGTGTATGCATCTTTTTGCATGTTTGATTAACCATCTATGTGCCAATGGATAATGATGATTCTTACCCCACCATTTGTTAAATTTACTTTTTCTTTGTCCGTTCATCTAATTGCTCCTGTGCTTCTAAGTCTCTGTCTAACTTAACCATACTGTCAACAATACGGCCTATGCTTTCATTTTCTTGTGCATCTATATATGCTTGCTTGTCAAACTTACCAGTCCAAGGAAGTTGATTGCGTTCTGCAAGTGGCATATCTTGGAATTGTTTCCAAGTGATGTCTTTGTATATCTTATGTCCAACCCAACTATCACTGAGTCTAGCCAACATAATTTGTGCTTCTGCTTCTTCTAGCGTAGCATACTCATATTTATCTACTGTTCTCCAGCCTGATTCTACACCGTATAGTTCTAATATAATCATTGTGTTTCTCCTGTAAATTTATTTGTATCATTGCCCCAAACATCCCAACCTGGTGTAGTTGTTCTAGCAAACATTTCTAATCTTGGCCTATCACCCACCAAACGCACTATATCATCTCTGACTCTATCTGGCTTGCGTGAGTGTTCTCGGCGTGTTTCCATAATAACTTGTGCAACATCTTTGTGTGCTCTTGGCAACACTTTACCTCTTCTGCACAACAAACATAGTTCTGCATTTGATTTGGTCCAATTGCCAACTCCCTTAAAGAAACTGTCATTTGTTTTATTCATTTTAACCCAAGTAAAAGCCATTGTTTTATATTCAAAACCCCAAGCGTTTATGACTTGAAAGCTCTTTTCCAAGTATGGCATAGTTGTCCATAAGAACAACATTGAATCATCTGCAACCCATTCATTTACTGGTATTGCACACATTTCTTTTATGCTCATTGATGGGTATTTGTCTGTGATTCCACCACCAAAACTTGTTCCTGTTTTTCTTGCGGCATAATGCCAGGGTGGATCTGCATATACTATTTCATATTTCATTGTCCTACCTCACTTACATAATAATATAATTTTGCATTTGCTACTTTATCACTGGTTTTATCAAGACACATTTCAAATTGATAGTCTTCAATGCTTAGTTGACAAACTATGTTATCTTCAGTTGCTAACATATGCATAGAATATCTTGGCATATTGTATTGTCCAAAACTGCCGTTGTCCCATCCACTGTGTAGTTTATTCATACTTAAACAACAGTGTCCTATTGTAGCATCTGCACTGTATTCTTCATTTAACACTTTTGCACGCCCTACTTCACGCACATACCAATCTTTGTGCAAATCATTGCTGGCTTTCCATTGATTGTTTTTGAATGACTTGAAGTTGCTCATATAACTAAACAATTTATAATTGCTTTCAGCATTGTGTGGTTTGTCTGTCCATAACTGAACTTCAGCTCTGTATCTGCTTTTCTCAAAGAAATGATTGAGTTTTGGTGCGTTGTCATATAACGCAACTCTCAGTTGAGTAATTTTAGTTGTATCTATTTGTGTGAGTGCGTATTCCCAGTTCTTATCTGTTGAAGTGGTTTCCGTTTGTGTATTCAGTAGTTTCATCTGTTGCTCCTATTTGTTAGCTCACTAGAGGTCTTCAGACCTAGTATCAGTTTATTAGTTGTATATGTGGGAAAGAACTTAGTTCTTCCTGTCATTTTGTTATAGTAATATAAGTTACTATTAGTATTATCAGTAACTATATAAGTTACTATAGAATGTTCCGGTGCCGCAAAAAAAGTATTATACATCTTGCATACCCCAATAACCTGCTTCTATCATTGATGTTAAACATCCCCAAGTTAGTCTGCGGGCTTCTGCATAGTCTGGTGTATCTTTTGCTGCTTCAAGTATAGCTGGAAAGCTGTAACCATTAACTCCCTTATCACTGCACCATTGTTCATATTGATCAAACTTGCGTTGTGCTGAATTGCGTAAATTAACAGGCATAGAATGGAATCCAGTGCATGCAAAATCTCTAAGATCTTCTATGTCCTGGTCTGTTAAGCCGTCACGGATTTTGTGGAGGGTTCTAGTTTTAGTGAATGTGCCTTCCCAATGGTTAGGTCTTGTTTGTTCACAAGTGTAATTTTCTAAGAATGTTTGTATTTTTTTGTTCATTTTATTTCCTTTTGTTTGTTTGTGCCTTATTGTAAATTAAGATTATTCTTAACTGTATGTAATAGTATATATGACAAAACCTTATTTGTCAACCTTTATGGGTTTAAAACCCGTCTTTTGGTCAAAGAAAAGCCCTATGCAACATGTTTTTTGGAGAAACTGCATAGGGCTGATTTGAAATCATATACTTTTAGATACGCTGTATACAGTATTGGGCAGTTATCTGCTAATGGCACAAAATATTTCAAGGAAATAAAATGCATCTGTTGGAGCTTACGTATGAAATAACGTAAATTACCCGTATACAACTTTAAGTTAAATTAGTAGGCTGTGTTATTATATTGTAAAGAGATAATAACGTATGAGTAAATATACAAAAACTTTTTTAACTTACAATACTATTTATACATTATAAAACGTTAGTTGTCAACCTCTAATTCTTTTGCCATACGTTCATTGTATTTTTTACGGTGATAGTGTATGTTTGCAGGACTGCAACCCAATTCATCAGCAATGCTTGTGAGTGTTGCACCATTGTCTAATCTTTGCACAATTTCTGCTTGTAGTGTTTTGCTGTCTACCATTGCATCACTACTAAAACTTTTACTGTATCCGTTTTGTCCAGTTTGTTGTGCTTGTATACCTGTATTATTTAATTTTGGTGCTTCTACTGATCTGTTTTCTAAGCCGTGCAAACCTAACCATTCATTTATATCTGGTTCACTTGTTGCTACAGCTACTCTATCATGATACCATCTATAACAAACATAGTCTCCAGGGCATTCTGCTAGTAATTTTCTAACTGCTACAAAGTGAACCAATTGGTTGTATTGATGTAATGGTAGGGCTCTATTAAAACCGCCTTTAAGGCGTTCTATTGTGTATTTCTTGTTGTTTTGGGGCATTAGGTAGTCCTGTGAATTTTGACGCTATATATAGCCCTTGTTGAGCGTCTAAGACACCTAAACTGACTATATGTTGTTAGTATGTTCCGCCGTCTATTGAGTTAGCTGTAATGTCTTGATTTATCCATTTGCTAGTAGCGGCATTCCATTGTAAACTTTGATTGTTTTGCACATTTGTGATTACTACATCACTTAATTGATCTAAACTTGTGATGGCACCTGTTGCAACATTTACCCATTGACTTTGACTTGCGTCATATTTCAATACTTGGTTATCTGCTACATTTGTTACAGTAACATCACTTAGTTTATCTAAATTAATACTGCTTTGCACATCATTTCCTTGTGCCATAAAGTGTGCTTGTGTTCCGCTGTTTAGTGATATAATGCTCATTTATAGTTCCTTTGAAGAATCATATTTGGTAGCTGTAATTTCTACTGTGTTGTCTTCTGTTAATTTTAGTTCTTGCACACGGAAAAAGATTTGTTGTTCACCTGCATCAACACCCCATCCAAACTCTGGATGTCTTACTTCAATAATATCACCTGAGCGTAATAATAGTGCTGTGTGTGCCGCTGTGAATCTAATTGTGTATTCATCTCTACTAATATTTACCGTTTGTGTAATCAAGTCTAAAACTTGGGCACTATCCGTAATCATAGTATAATCTTCTTGTGTTTCTAATACACTACCATTGTCTGTGACTCTAAATGCTGCATCATCAAATATAATTACATCATCATTGTATTTTGTATCTGGGTTATTGAATATACCTGTGGCTTTGTTTAGTTTACGTGCTTTATCTGGTAAACTTAATTCTATAGTTCCAATAATAGTGTCTTTGTCAAAGATTGCACTGCTTGGTATACCTACTTGTTCATTTGGCTTTTTAATACGCATTTGATATTTGCCATCTTTGAACAATAATATACCATTGCATGTTTCTAATATTTCACCTACGTTATCAAACAGTTGTTTTTCTGTTTGTAGGAATCCATTAATTTTGTATCCACTACCACCACGTGCTGCTGCAGCATCTATTCTTGCTTGCTGAAAGCTGGCTAAGTCTATGTGTTTACCTGCAATCCAAGTTCCGTTAGCATCTCTGTCTAAGCCTTTGCCAAACACTGTATTGATAAGATAGTCATACATTACATCCACAGGACTTTGATCTATACCACTTGTATAGTTGCCGCTGTTCATGTCACCAATAACATCACCATCTACTAGTGTGCTTACATCAAGTATTGTTTTACCTTCTAGCACAAATGTAACAACAGGCAATTGCCCACCATACTTCTCACCATCTGCTTCTAATAACATTGTAAAATAACTTACACCTTTTAATTCATGTGCGTTTGTCCATACACTACTTCCTACACTGCCTTGTAGACTTGTATCTACTGTTTGTGTTGTAGTTCCTGGATACCAATTGCTTGTAATAGTTGGTGCATATTTACTAATCCATCCACCTAGTGTATAACCACCACTGCTGTTTGCACTTAGTGTTCCACCATCAGCATCATCCCATACTATAGTATCATTGAAGTATACTTGTTTTACTGTGTTTATTTCACCTTCACACATAACCAATACAAAGTTTAGTTTGGTTGTTCCAGCTAAGTCACCACTTCCGTTTGATGTGTCAACAAATACTCTTGTTCCGCCCATACGCTGACGCCCGTATAATACATATACAGGATCATTGTTTGATTGTTTGTTGATTAGAACATTACTACGTGCCGCACGTGCTTGACGTTCAGCTTTCTTTTGTGCTTTACGTTGTTGGTTATAACTGTAAAGTGATATTGCTAGTTTGATAAAGAACTTTGCTACACTGCTTAATCCCATGCTTCATGTCTCCATATGCTGTATTCTACGTTTGGCTTTTCAACTATGTGTTTAGTCATACGTTTTGAATCATCTGTTAAACCCCATGCTTGAGCCATACAAATAATATAACTGCTTGGAAACCATCTTTGTTCTACCATTACTACATCACCTGTTTGGGGTTTCAACACTTGATGATATCCGTGTTCTGGAAACCATACATCAGTTGTTGGGAATTCCTTGCGTAACTTAATTGCACTTCTTAAGTCATTGTATTTACCGTATATGCTTGATACAGTATCTGTGCCAAACATATGATCATGGTATTCCATAAACAGTGTGCAACAATCATTAGTTCCACGTGCCCAAGGTTCCCATTGTTTACTTGCTAGCCAAAGGCCAACTTTCATTTGATCTTTATCACGCATTTTCTTTCCACTGCACTTCTTTTTGCACTTCTTTTGCAAAACTAAAACCTTCATCACCTGGATGTATGTTTTGTTGACTGTTAGAGTTTGTGTATCTTGTGCTTACTCTATCAAAGTCTGTCCAGTGACTTGCTGTGCTAATACTTGCTGTAGTGCTATCACCACCGTCACTTAGTGCTGCACTTATGTTATTGATAAAGCCTTTGTATAACACAACTTCATGTGCTACAGCATAATCTTCCATAAATGCTCTGTATATTGTTAGTGGCTTGTCAATGTAATCTAACTCTTGAACTGTCTTTAATACTGTTTCACCTGTTGGTAATGTAACAATACCTGCTAATTGTATTTCTAATTGTTCAATACTAAAACTTGCATTGTCAACAAAGTCAGTCATTTGTAACAATCCACCTGCGGCTTTATAGTTGTTGCCGTCACTTAGTGTTATATTAAATGGTGCTTGTGTAAAGTAATAGTTGTGTGAACTGTCAATGTTTACAGCAACACAATCAAAGTATTGTATAGTTTCTTTTGCTACTATCTGTTCTAGGGTTGCCATATTTTACTTCCAATCATCTAAGTCAAAACTTACACTCATATAATAATAACCTGCTGTGTCTACTTTGTATTCAAAATTATCATTTGCTAGTGTAACAACTATATGAGCTGGTTCTTTGTAACAGCCATCACCTGGACTAACTGGTGTTCTAAATGGCCAAGGTGTGCGTATTTTAGCTTCACCATATACGTTTGCATCAACTGTGTTTAACACTGTATGCACATATCCATTGTCATTGTTACCATCAAGAAACACTTCACCTTGTATAAATGCATTGCTTTCATTAGCAGCAAATCCTTCTACTAGTGCTAGTCTATCACCTGATGCTACAGCATCTTTAAATCTTGGACTATTTGTGCCAACACTTGTATCTTCAAACTTTCTCCATAGTATTGGTCCACCGTCTTTGTCACGTAACTTAAAGAAGAATGGCATAGCTTGTCCTTGTGCCGCTTGTGCAATTGCATGAAACTTTTGGAATTCCTCATGTGTCATTGGCGGATATGCTACATCTAAACGCCAGTCAGTGTGTCCTACACTGCGGGTATACTTGATACCACTTTGTGACATATTTGCAATAGTTGGTGCATTATATACAATATCTGCTTTGCTTGGTGTTACATGA